CCTTGATTCCTGTCATGTCTTTCTCCCACAAACCTGCTGCCTTGTCGTTCATGTCAATGGTCATCACATTACGGTCAAAGAGCGTGATTGCCTCTTTCATGTCACCGCAGAAAATCGGGTGCTTGTAACCTTTTACCGTGACCCCGTCCGTATCGAGAATCGGTGTGGATTTCAGCACTTTCTTTGACATCTTCACAATCGGGTATTCACCGAAAAGCAGTTTTCCCTTTGTTTTCTGCGTCGGGTCTTTCTGCAAAATATAGTTCCCGTCGCTGTCTTTCAGCTTGTCGAGGTAATTGAACCCGCTCTGATTCGTGATGACCATTGATGTCGCTGCGATTGCAGGGTCGAGTGTCTCGTTGAAAATATCCTTGAGGCTGTCGATGTTGGAAACGACCACCTCTTTCCCTGCTGTCATTGCGTTCATCACTTTCAGAATCATCATGTTTCGGGTCGCCTTTGTCTTTTTGGCAATCCATTTGTTGATGTATGCCATGATGTTCTGTGCGGTATCTTCAAGCAGTTCGGCGGTCATCTTTAAGATGCCACCCTTTTTCTTGATTGCGTATTTGACAGGCTTGAATGTCGGTTCGTCCATCTCCGGAAAATCAGCAGCCTCGTCAACATTGTCGAACGGTACAGATTCCGCATCGACCTCAATGTTTCGAGTTCCGGTCTTTGTGGTGACACCCTCCACATTGACATACTGTTCGAGGTTGTCATCGCTGCGACGCAGTTCGATGATGTCGGTTCTGATGTCGTCCGGAATGGTGACACCGATTCCGCTCTCCCCGTCCTCGTCCGGTGTCGCATCGGATGTCAGTGCATCCTTGTACACCTTGACATCGTCCTCGTCCGGCTCTCTGTGGAAGAATCCCGCCTTGATGATGTTCACGAACGACTTGACGAGGTTCTTTTTGTCTGCCTTGCCTCCGCTGATGGTCTTTGCTTTTCCTGCTGCCACCTTGTCCTCGATTTCCTCGTGCTCCTCCTCGTCCAAATCAAAGAGGAGGTCGAATTTCTCCTGCAAGGTCTTGAGTTCCTCTTTCGCTGCCTTTGCCTTATCCAGTTTCCCCTCTGCCACGAGGCTCTTGACCTCGTTCTTTTTGTCGTTGATTGCTTTCAACAATTTCTGCATTTCTTTGTTCATGTCTCTTTTCTCCTTTTTTTAGATTCCGTACATGTCTAAATCCGCAAGAATATCCTGCTTTTCTGCCTCAATTCTTGCCTGTTCCCGCTGCTCCATCTCTGCGATGACTGCGTTGACAATGTCCTCGGTTTTCGTTTTCTGCAACTGCTCCGGAATATTTGCATATTTTTCAAAATAATCGGATGCACATGCTGCGACTGCTGCCTTTTCTTCGATTTCAACATCGAAATACTGTGCCAGTTCCGCACCGGAAAACCACTTTTCTTTTGCCATGAAAGACTTGATTTTGTCACGGGTGACACCCTCTTTTGTGTGCTCCTCGTAAACGTCGAGAATGGATTCCTCGCACAAATCAAGCTGCTTGATGACTTCCTTGAAATCATCTGCGTTCCCCCATGCCATGCAGAGTGGTTTGTGAATCATTGCTTGTGCTCCGGTCGCAAAATGCAGTTCATCACATGCGAACATGATGACCGATGCGATTGACGCTGCCATCCCGTCCACATATCCGACCTTGTGACCGCTGAACCTCTTTAACTGGTTGTAGATTGCCAGTCCTGCGAATACGTCACCGCCTCCGCTGTTGAAATAGATGTCAATATCCTCATACCCCTCTAACTGGTTTAAAAAATCCGCAATGTCCTGTGGGCATTTGTCCTCCTTGTACCACATTGATTCCCATGTCGCTGAAACAATGTCTCCGTAGAAATACAAGGAACATCTGCTCTGTTCCTCACTGGTCTCAAAATCCAAATAGCCGACATTCTCGGTCTTTCCTGTGCGTTTATTCTTTTTTGTGAAATCAAAACGCTTTTTTAATGCCATTTTATTCACCTCCCTCCTCTGTTTCCTCGTCCTCTGCCTCGTCGGTTTCGTCCGGTTCGTTTTCGTCCGGCTGTTCTGCGTCCGGCTCTGTCTGTTCCTCCGGTTGCTCCGGTTCGTCGGTCTCCTCTGCCTCGGTCTGACCGCCTTTCAAATATGCTGCACCCGCCTGTGTCAGCGGGATAACATTGCCATTTGCAAGCAGGACATCGCCACCCTCTGCATCGGGGAGGTCAAGTTTCCGTCTTGCCTCGTTCGACATCATGATTGACCCTGCGACACCCTCTTTCAGATATGACATTTGTGTCTTTGAATCTGTCCGGAATAAGACTTTTTCATTGAATTTGTAATAAAATCCGTCGTCCTGTTCCTCCTCGGTCATCATTTTGTAGTTGATTTCCTCCTCATACTGCTTGATGACGAACAGTTCCGTGTCAACATAGAATGACAACTGCTGCAATTCACTGTTTGCGTATGATGATTTTGAATAGTCATTGATTTGGTTCGGCTTTACTCCGAACGCTGCTGCAATCTGCAACGCTGTGTATTTTTTCAGTTCAAAGAACTGTGAATCTGACAGTTTGATGTCAAGCGGTGTCAGTTTCATTCCCAACGGAACAGGGATGATTTTACCCGTATTCTTTGCACCGCTCCCGAACTCCTCGAACGACTTAATCAGTGCGGTCTTTGCGGTCTCGTTCAGTTCTCCGGTATATTCCAGTGTTGCCTTTGCGGTCAGTCCGCTCTCATACAAGCTATTCATGTATGCCTGTGATGCGGATGCTCCGGAGATTGTGTCTCTCAATATCTGCTGCACTGGGAGACCTGTCACCCCGTCAAAACTGAATGATGTTTTGAAGTGCATGACCTCGTTTGTGTCAAATACATACTGACGACCGGATGTCGGGTCTGTGTAGACGTACCACAACCGCCCTACCCCTGCAAATATTCCCGCATCGTCCACGACGATAGTGACACAATTTGACTGCATCACCCACAAGTCAAGAACTCTGACCTCTCCTCCGTATTTCTTCCGGATGAATTTCTTTCTCATGTAGACGTATGCGTTCCCGTAGTGATTCCGGTTCATTTCAACCGTGTTCCAAAATACGGTGGGTGTCATGAACGGGTTCGGTCGCTTTGTCAGCAGCTTTGACGTTTCCGTCTGCTCTGCCTCCATGATGCCTTTGTCTGTTTTCTGATAATATTTGATTGGCATTTTTGCAAGCGTCTCCGACAACATCTTGAGGCATGTGAAATATGTCACCTCTGACGTTGTCTTTCTCCGCTTGGTCAACCCCATACTTTCAAGGAATGACGGTGAATTGAGCGTCATCACTCCTCCGGATGCTCCGGTCATGTCTGTTCCTCTCCACCAGTTCCTCACTCTGTCCGCAAATCTTCTCAATGGGTTCATTCTTTCTCACCGCCTTTCCCCATGTATTTCTCATACATTTCAAGCCATTCGTTCACAACTTCGTTTGTGTCCGGCTTGTATTCCTCTTTCATTGCTGCTTTCCATGCGTCGATGATTGCGTCAATCGGGTCGATTCTGTCCTCGTCAACCGCCTTGTCAATCTTGATTTCCCCGTAACTGTTCGAGATGGTCTTTGCGTTCGCAATCGACCATGTCAGCAATTCATCGAACGGAACAACTTTCTTTTTGTCCTTTCCTACCTCGACACCCTCGATTTCAACATTCCCTGCTCTGACCTCCAGTCTGAAATCAACGGTTGCGTCGTTGAGTTCCTTTGCTGTCTGCGTTATAGACACGGAATCAAATCCCAGTGCCTCAAGGTCTGACAGAAAAGCCGACGCATTGTGCGGGTCGTAACAAATTAACTGCGGTTTCAATTCGTACAGTTTTATCAAATCCTCAAGATATTTGATGATGTATTTATAATCTGTCTTGATTCCTCCCAATGTCTCCGTTACTGTGACAAGACCTTTCGCAATCCACACGTCATACGGAACTTTGTCCGTCTTGATGTGGTCGTCCACCCTGCTCGCCGGAATGAACGAATGTGTGTGAACAAAATACTTTTTCACACCGTCAACCATGTACGGGATGACGATTGCGATTGATGTCAAGTCTCCTCCGGAGGAGAGGTCAACACCGACATAACACTTTGAGCCTCGGAAATCCTTGAGCGATTTCAAGACCGCACACCGTTTCCAGTCCTTTATGTCTTTGATGTACAGTGAATTTGACCACTGCATCCACATGTTAAGCTGCTTGACAAGGAAGTCTCGCAAATCCTCACCGCCCATGTCACGGGCAGTATTCGCAATCGGAACAAGGTTCTCCAGTGCATCCTCGTCAAATTCGAGAATCGGGTTCGCTTTCAGCCAGTTTTCTTTTTTATATAAGTCATCCTCTGCGTCTAACTGGGCGATATAGACGAACTGACTGTCATTCTCGAACACTCCCTTGAGCAGATTGCAACAATACTCATATAGCTTGTAGCAAGGCGATTTCAAGTCAAATCCTGCGGTCGTGATGACCGAAATCAGAGCGGATTTGAGTTTCTTGATGCCACCCTCAAGCAGCTTGTACATCTGATTTGTCTTGTGTGCGTGATATTCGTCAACGATTCCTAAATACGCACGGTGTCCGTCAAGCGATTTTGTGTCACCGGACAGAGCCTTGATTTCCGAATGTGTGAAAAGACAGTCTATTGTGTGGTTGTGCTCATGAACCTTGAACCATTCCGACAACTCCTCGTCGGAATTGATGAATTTTTCAATTTCCTCCCACACTATGTTTGCTTGGTCTTGCTTTGTTGCTGTGCAGTATATTTTCCCGTACTTGTAACCGTCGAAATTGCCATAATAACATGCTAAAATTCCGTTTATGAATGACTTTCCGTTCTGCCTCCCTAACTGCACATAGGACGTTCTGAACCGCCTGTGACCCTTTTCTTTTGTCCTCCACCCGTTGATTGACCCTAAAATGAAACACTGAAACGGGTACGCTGTCACATTTTCCTGTTCCTCACCCTCCGCAATCGTGAGTTCCTCTGCGAAATTGATGATTTCCTCGGACTTTTCAACGTCAAAATAATATCTGTATGGTGCTGCTTTCGCTTTTTCAAGGTCGTCAAGATGCCTTTGACATGCCAGTCTGACATATTCTCCGGCGATGACTGCCCCTGCAACGACATCAAGAGCGTATTGTGTGCAACGGTCGGTCACTGCTGCCCCTGCTGCCATTTACCCACCCGCATACTTGGCGAATTTGTTCTCCGGTTTTTCGTCCTTTACTTTCGGAACTATCAACCGACACCGACTGCTCACCGTCATTCCGAAATCCGATGCACCCTGCCGACATTGTTTCATGCAGCGGTCTTGAATTATCATGAGACGCTCACGCTCTCCGTTCACGACCTCCCGTGTCCCGACCTGCACACGCTCGTTTTTTCCTGTGTCCGGATTCATCCTGTCCTCGTAGACAGGAATATCAATCATCAACGGTGTTTCTCTGATTTTCGTCGTCACTTCGATGTACTGCTCTTGTGCAATCAGCAACCTCGCCAGTGCATCGCAGTCCACATTTGCAATCAACTTGATTTCAAGCAGTTCCTTTGACAGTTTCCGGAATTTCTTTTTGAGTTCCGGTGTCAAATATGTCGGAGGCTTGACCTTGTCGTTCGGTGCGACGACCTCTGCATTTTTTCTCGCCTCAATCTCTGCTTTTGTGAGGTGTTTTTTCCCTTTCATGACCACCAAATCGGTGGGTTGTCTCTGTCCTGCCATGCAGCATCAACCCCCCTTTCCGTCCAGTGTTCACGAGTTTCGTGTCACAATCTGACACCCTTTCCGACCTGCCCCATCTACTGAAATTCTCGTGGGGAGTTTTCTCCGAATCTTTCGGGGGGTGCGACTAGAAAACGGTCACGCAAAACTTTTTCATGCCCCCCTGCCTCTCTGAAATGGTATTCAATCAATGACCTCAACTGTGCCTGTGTTGCTTTCATGCTTGCATTGCTTTTCTTGTACAGTGCTGTGATTGTGTTGTGTGTCTTGAGGCTTAGAGGTATCAAGTTCAACGGGTTCAACCTCTGTTCCCAGTCCTCCTCAAGTTCTATGATGTGATGGACTGGGTCGGAATCCGTCAGTGTTATCAACTCATGTGTGACATACAGTGCGTATATATCCACATACTCAAACACACTCATGATGACAGGTCTCAACTCCCGCCATTCCTTTGATATGTAGAACTCTGCTGCCCGTGGGTCTCTGCGTGTGTTGTTATACACGACATGTCTTGACTGCTGCCTCGCCTCGCACTCTGCACACATGCTCGCTGCCTGCGGTATGAGGCGACCGCATCCTCTACACGGTTTCAATAGCACACTGCTCAACTCCTCTCTGTCCTCTGTCTCCTGCTGCCTCATGCTCTTACAAGAGGCGGGCAGACATCGCACGAATCCGTGTCCTGCTGCCCGCATATAACAGGAGGGCAAACAGGCAAGAAAAAAGCGACTGCATCACTGCAATCGCTCGTCTCAACTGTTCACGCTATCATATTAACATGTTTAATTCCCTTTGTGTTCACCCACTTTTGACCCCCATTTTCACCCTGTTTTCACCCGCTTTTCACCCCGTTTTGTTCAAATTGTTTTTATTTTCGCTGCAAATTGAGGTGTTGTCTAATGCTTTCGCCCCGAATAATTTGATTGACAGTTTCGGAATCATAGCCTTGCACCACTTTTTCGGTGAGTTCTTTCCGCATCCGGTCTCCCGTGTCACGTCCTCGTATGACATGCCCTTGATATATACCATCTCAAGTACGTCGTATTTGTACCCCTCACCCGCTGCCTCTGCATCCTCTTTCAAGGATTGCAATGCTTTGTTCATGTGCTCGAACAGAATCACGGTCTCCGCTCGACATTCTCTGATAGACTGCAAAAATGCTCTCTCTGCTGATATATTGTATCTTGATATGTCGTCAATCTGCGACACCTCTGATATTGCATCCTTGATATACCGTTCCATCTCCCGATAGTTCTCAAGATACATCTGTGTTTTTTGTAGTGCGGTCATTTCCTTTTTTTCTTCCACTTCTCTTTCCTCCCCGCCTTTTCAGAGGTAAACCGTGATATTTCCTCCAGTTATTTGACCGCTCCGGCTCTCTGACCTTATAAAGTGCCTCAAATGCTGATAGAGCCTCTTTTGCGGATATTCCGACCTGCTTGAGAGCGTTTTGCAGGTTTTCGGTGTCTGCTCTGATTCTGATTTCCGGAATCTGCTTGATTTCCGGATTTTTGATGACTGTCGCTGCGTCTGCTGCCTGTTTTACGATTTCAGAGACTTCTTTCTCTGTTTTTCCCGCTGCCCGCAGCTTTGAAATGATGTTTTTCACCTTTTCAGCAAATCTCATGTCACAACCCACCCTCTCCCCTAACTGAAAGGGAGTTCTTCGTCTATCCCGTCCGGAATGTTCATGAATCCGTCTCCGTTTTCCGAATATACTGTGTTTTGTGCGTCCTGCTGCCCTGCTGCCTTTTTACTCTCCGCAAATTCCTGTTCCTCGATGACAATGTCGGTCGTGTAGACCTTTTGACCGTCTCTATTCGTATATGAACCCGTTTGAATCCGTCCAGTGATAATGATTTTTGTTCCCTGTCTGAAATATTTTTCCGCAAACTCCGCATCCCGTCCAAATGCAACGCATCCGATGAAATCTGCTGACTGTTCGCCATCTCTTTTGAATCTCCGGTCAACTGCCAGTGTATAACGTGCGATGCAGGTCTGCTCCTGTGAACTGTTCCTCTGTGTGTATCTAACATCGGGGTCTCTTGTCAGACGACCCATCAAAATGACCTTATTCATTACACTCCTCCCGCAAAATAGCCTCGTTCTGTAACCGCTGCAACTCGACCAGTCCTTTTTTGAACGCAAGGTCATCGCCATTCATGCAGGTCTCGAATATCTCCTCATATTTCCCGATATTCTCTGAAATGAACCTCGCCTCCGCTGCTGTCCGGCTTTCATTGATGAACATTCCTTTGATTGCCTCCCTCACACCCTCGCATTGCAGACGTTCCTCCTCGTTCTCCGGAGGTGTCTCTTTGAGTGTCTTGTCAACCACTCTGTCTATTGCATCCGCAATCTGACGTTTCCACCCTTTCGCAATTTCCCCTAAAAGCTGCGACTGGATGTCCTCGAACAAATTTCCGTGTGCTGCTCCGGTGATTCTGATGTCTTTCTTTCCTTTTGCAGAAATCAACACCAGTTCGTCATCGTATGCGTTCATGTAATAATCGAACTTTGCATCAAAATTCCCCTGTGGGTTTATGATGATTTCCGGCTCACTGCTGCCCTCGGTTTCAATCTTTACCCCGATATATTTTGCCCCTGCTGCTTTCGCATTGATAAATACTGCCTTTAATACGCTTTTATTCATTGTCCTGCTGCCTCCGTTCCTTTTATGTATTCAATTAGTTGTTTCCCTAAAAACTCCGTGTATGCCGGAGGAATAGCCTCTGCAAGTTCCGCTCTTGTCATCCAGTCAATCCCCCCCAGTGCAAATCCCCAGTACAGAGGAATCTGTCTGCTGTTCATTCCCCGAACTCCTCCGCTCCCGCATATTGCAATGAATCCGTCCTCACCGAATCCGTTTCCTGCGGTCGGTGTCTTTTTCTGAACCATCGGCGTGTCCGGTGTCCGGAGTTCAATGTTACTCTCAAAAAGACGCTTTCTCTGCGTGTACAGATTTTTGAACTGTGACCCGTAGAGTGCAATCGGATTTTCGAGCGGTGCTCCGTCCACATTCTCAATGATGAATGGTTTTCCGATTTTCAAAAGTATTTCACGGGTCTGTGGTATGAAATCAAGATGATGACCATATTTTCCGTTGTTCCTACCCTTTGACAATGCCTTTGCTTTTGTGTGTGCTTGGCACGGAGGCGATGCGTGAATCGCATCAAACTCTGACAGGTCATGTGTCCTCAAATATTCGATTGCATCCATGCAGACGAACTCAAAAGGATAATTCGGTTGTTCGACAATATCGACCCCAACAACCTCGAATCCTGCTCGGTGATAACCCTCTGCAGCTCCTCCCGCTTTGCAGAATAGGTCTAATATTTTATACTTCTTTTTTATCATTCAATACCGCCTCCCTCAATGATTCCGACCGCATTGTCAATCATGATGTATTCGTCACCGCCCTCGATGTACCCGTCACCATTCGCTCTGATTTCTGCACAAATCTGTTTGATGTCTGCCCTCTCAAGAGGCTCACCGTTCTCATTCAAGAGACATGTCGCCATGATGCAATATCCCTCCTCAAGTCCGGCGAACTCTGTGAGTATGTATGTCACGAGAACTCTGACCGTGCGTCCGGTGTTCTTTCCGTCCTTAAACTCCATCATTTCAAGAATGTCGCCCTTTTTGTAGTCACGGTCATTCTTGCAAAGTTCAAACGTCTTTTCGCCTCTTTCGACCTCCCCGAAAAATGACGCTCCCAGTTTAATGTGATGCACTTTCTGACCGTTCTCTTGCGTTTCTGACGGGAGATTCTTCATCCGTTCCTCGTCCTCACGCTCACGGAGTTTCTTTGCGGTTTCTTTGTCGATTCTGTCCTGCTCCTCCGAATATCGCTGCTCCTCGGTCTTGTATGCCTCCCCTCTGTTCTTGTACTGGTCGCACTTCGTACATGTTCCGGTCTTGACATTACATGTCTCGTATTCCGTGCAGGAATAGCAGAGTGATGTGATTCCCTCCGGATGCGGGGTCTGATAGTTGTCACCTGCTACCGGATGCTCCTCATATCCCGCCGATGCTGTCCGCTCCCAGTTTTCGCCCTCGGTCTCCAATTCCTCCGGTGGATTCATACCGATGTCAGATTGCAATACATTCTCCTGCTGCCCTGCTGCCTCTTTTTCCTGCTGCCCGTCCGACTTCATGTCTTTAATCTGTGTATATGACAGTTCTCCGGTTTCTTTGTACTTCTCAAGTGCCTCCTGCTGCTTTTCCGCAGACATCCCGCTCAACTCATAAGCAGCGGAGAACGTGAGACGCTCTTTGTTGAGTTCCTCTCTGAACTCCGGAATCAAATTGTTGCTGATGCTCTCGACCTGTGCAATTTTTGTCTTTGACATCTTGAGCATTGATGAAATAACATCACGGAGGCGACCCGACTGGAGGTCGTACCCCTTGATTTTCTTCCCGTCCGCTTTCATGCGTTCGAGACATGCTTTCAACCGCTGCTCCTCCTCGATAATGTCTTTCACTGACTTTGTCCGGTATGCGTTGGCGATGATGATTTCAACCTGCTCCTCGTCCTCGTCCTGCGGTGTCGTCAACTTGCATGTGGCAATCTCAAAATCCTTGTACCCCTGCCCGACAAGGTGCTTGAGGGCAAGCCACCGCCTCTCACCTGCTACAATCCTATATTCGCCCTGCTCGTTCGGCTCATATACAACCTCAAGATTCTGCTTGAGACCATACATGAGAATGTCGCCCGCCAGTTCCTCAATATCTGCTAAATCATAAAAGTTTAGCTTATTCCGATACATCTTGAAAATTGAAATGTCCTTTGTCCGAAATCTCGCCCTCGGTGATTCGTCAATCCCTGCTTTGCTGTTTTTGTTTAATGCGTCCATTACTGTGAATCCTGTTGCCATTTTCTTTCCTCCTGCTTATTTCTTCCCACCGTTCAATGCTTGCACTATCTCCCGATATTCCTTTTCACGCTCGGAGATTTGAGCCTCTAAAGCGTCTAACCGTTTGTATAGCTGATTGATTGCACGAGATGGAAGTGTTTCACCGTTTCTCACTAAAATCTTGATTATTTCAATCCTGCTCATGCTGCTCAAGTCTGCAAGTATCTGAATTTGTGTGTTTTGGTTCTTTGCCTCTCGGTACATGATGCAGATTTCCCGCTCCGTCACATTCCATCACCCTCTTTTTCTCTCGCTCTGCCTCTTTCTCTAATCTCTGAAATATACAGAATCCTTTGCACCTGTCCGGCTCGATTTTGCACTCCTCGCATGACTGATACAATGACCCGTCCGGTCTCCTCGGTCTTTTATCCATGCCCGCTCCCTTTATTCCGTCAATTTCTGTTTCTTGGTTTCTATCCGCTCGACGTTTATCTCACCTTTGCTATTCTGTGAAATAGAGGCTTTGACCCCCCCCTCGGAGGTTTAAAGTGACTTTTGCAAGTCCTCCGGTGTAAATCTCCTCAACTGCTGCCCGCAGAATGTTCACGATGCCCTCTCCGGCTCTCTTTTCCGGTGCTGCATCCTCCCCGAACAGGACGGACACGTTTTTCATCGCCTTTTCTTTCCGCTGCTTTTCTTTCTGATATTCGACCGCCTCCGGACATGTGCAGGACATTGTCGCCTTTTCCTCTTCCTGTGGCTGTGTCAATTTCTCCTCTGTATCAAGCTGCACCATCTGTCCGCAAAACCGACACGGTGCTGTGTTTATGACGTTTCCCATTGTGTTTCCTCCTCTACTCAATGAATTGTTCTGCTTTGAACCTGTCTCCCATATCCATGAAATACCCGTACAAAAATTCTTTCTGTTTCTTTGTCAGATTCTTCATGTTTGTTACGATATAACCGCCATATCCGGACGGGTTGTGAATCAAACAGTAACCTTTGACTATTGAGAGAAAATCACGCTTTAATCTCAAGCAATTTTCTCCGTCTTTTCGTTCTTTTCGCCACTTCCAGTATTCTTCACCGAACCCTTTCTTTTCGCATATCTCCTCCGCAGATTCCTCATGCTGCCCGAACGGACTTTCCGTGAACTCCCCTGTCGGGGATAACCACCCGAACTCTTTTTCCTCTGTTTCCTGCTGCCCTGCTGCCTCCCGCTCCTCTTTTATGTTCGGCATGATTCCGTTTTGAAAATCCTCAAGACATTTCTTGAACTCCTCCATGTTGAGTTCCCTTGCCACTATCTTTTCATAGTTCAATGCCTCGCCTTTTTCTCCCTCCTTCAGCAGCAGCATCCGACATGTTCCCCATTCCATCTCACTGAATCCCAAACCGTAACACCGCATCACATAATACAAGCCGACTTTCAAATCCGGATTCCTTTGCAGTTCTACCGCATCAATATAGTTCTTGTTTCCCAGTGCATCCCATACGATATGAAAATAATAGACAAATCCTTTCTCAAATGACCCGCATTTTCCGGATGATGTAATTATCACGCATGTGTCGCACCCGTTTCCTGTCACATGATGCTTGCATGAGGAATTGTTGCATGTTATTTTTCTTTTCCCCAAACTTACCCCTCCAATTCCCTCAATAACTCATGAACCACATTCCGATAGTCCTGTGACACGATACAATTCTTTGAGAACTGCGGGAGTGGTTGCATCCTCATGGATGCCTTTTCTGCTACAATAGACCGACGAACAGACGTGACGAACATGTCAAAACCGGAACTGTCTTTCATCCACTCCTCGAACTCAAGCGATGTCTTGTTTTTCTGTCGCATCGTCACAAGTCCTTTGATGCGGAGTTCCGGATTGATTTCCCGCAGGTCGTCCACCTGCTCCTGCAAATTGTGAATCGCCTCGTTTTCAAATCCCCCGACTTTCACGGGTGCAATGACGAGTTCTGCTGCCAGTAGAATGTTGATGACAACCATGTCGAGGAGACGACCGCAATCACACACGCAATAGTCGTATGCGACCGCTACCTCTGCCAGTGCATCCCGCAGCCTCGTGACTTGGTTCTCCTCCTGCTTGAGTAAAAGGTTCATGTCGGTTCGCATGAGATACCCGTTCGCCGGAATAATGTCAATGTGGTCATACTCCGTTGACTGTATGAGTTCCGTTGTCCGGTATCTTCCACCGACGTTCTGATGATGTTCAAGCAGTTCACTCATTCCGATTCCCTCCGGCTCATACCGACCGAACGTCTTTGATGTGTCTCCCTGTGGGTCTCCGTCAAGCACGAGGACGCTTTTCCCCTGCTCCTGTCCTAACATATAGGCGATTGAATCCGACGTTGTTGTTTTCCCGATTCCACCTTTCGGTGACATTACTGCAATAATTTTCATATTGTTTCCTCCTGTTATCCTCTTGTTTTAATAATCTCTTGTACGACATCCGCATCGGTGCATGGTTGTCATTTCCTCTCCGACCTTATAAAGCAAATACCCGAACGAAAAGAACGCTCCCAGTATGATGACACCTGCTGCCAGTAAAACCTTTTTCATGACCCGCTCACCTCCTGCTATACATAGATTGTGTAATATAGTTTCATTTCCAAATCGCTGAAACAATAGTCCGGTGTCTCGTCCGGCTCAAGCGGTCTCATGAGGTTCAGTTCTTTCCATCGTCTGTGACGTATCTCCGGAACTGCTCGGAATTTGCTCACTGTCTCGTCTTTGATTTTGTCAAATACTTTCGTGTCAGATTTCAACATCCCTAAATACCCGACAAACACGTCCTCGCCCTGATGCACAATCCTCACTCTGTCCGGATTTTCGATTGTTTCAAAAAACTCTCCGACTGTCACCGCTTTGCACCTCCCTTGACTTTCCCGTCTTTGAGGATGCTGTTGTTCGGGATTTTCATTTTCTGCCCGACCTCCTCCGGTTTACATCCGAATTGTTCCAAAAACTCCGCATACGAATCACCGAATGTCGCATCTTTCAAGTTCAGATATTCCGTGATGATGCTGATTGCCTCCTCTGCGGAATAGCAGGTTGCAACAAAATGTCCTGCTGCTGCCATATCTGCAAGGAACTCTTTCTGTGTGTCCTGCTGCCTGTTGCTCCCAAATTTCATTTCAATGTACAGTCCGCAATATATCCCTTTCGGGTATGGTAGGCACAAATCAGAAACACCCGCCTTGACACCCATCTGTTTGAGTTTGACCGCCTCAAGTCTGTTCCTGCTGCCTCCGTTCGGGATATGATGCAGCCATTTCAATTCCGGATGGTGGTTCATGTTGTACTGCGTCCACTGGATGACTGCAATCTGCTCCGTGTCCTCACTCCTCATTGCATTTCTCATGTTCATCGCTCTCACCTCCTCCCGCTGCCTCTGCCTCATATTCTTCTTTACACCTGCTGAAATACTCGCAGAACAGACAAACGTGTCTGCAATCCTTGACCCTCAACATGTGCCGGATTCTGTCAATCAGTCCTTTCAATGTTCCATTCCTCCTCCAGTTCCCTCGCCCTGTTCATGATTCCCTCATTGTAGGAATAGACATAGATTCCTTTGTTCCACAAATGCTCCCTTGCTCCCCGCTCTCCGTAGTTATAAGCTGCAAGAGCATCCTGCACTGTTCCGTATTTCTCAATGAGTTCTGCAAGGAAGTCAATCCCGACCATCACATTCTGATACGGGTTTTTGATGTTCGTGCAGTTTAGCCTCTCCATCCGGTCTGTATGTGCCGATTCATAAATCTGCATATAACCGATGCTGTTTCCGTCGTCTCCGACCTTATCGAATACATAACCGGATTCACGTTCAATCAGTGCCACAACGAGGGAATAATCAACTCCGTACTGCTTGCACAATATGTATGTGTAGCACTGCATTTTCTCCGGAAAATACCCGCCTGTGTCCTCAAACTCCTCCGGTATTGCATGATAGACAAAACCATCGTTTTCGCCTCCCCAGTCAGCGGACATCGTGTCAAATACTGCATACTTGTCCGGCTCGTCCTGCTGCCCTTGTGTCTCTGTGTAGGCTCTGACGCTCTCAAGCATTGCATTTTGTCCGGATTCCTCCCGCTGCCTCTCTGCTACTGTCATACCTGCAAAGAACTCTTTCTGTGCGTCCTGCTGCCGGATGCTCCCGAAAAGCATCACTCTGTCAATCACACATGCGGTCATAACAACCACAAGCACCGACATCACCGTTAAAAATATCCTGCGTTTCCTTTGCCTTTTCTTTTTCTGACGTTTCCATTCCCGCCTCGTCATCCTCACTTTTCCTCCTCTTTCTTAATCTCGCCCGTATATAGAACATGCTGTTGAAATCGTTGTAATAGATTCCCGCATCCGTGAAATTAAAATCCGGATACCACTTTTTCATCTGTTCTTTGACCTGCTCGTGACCTTTCCGCATCTCCTCGACATAGGTTGCTATTTTCTTATAGCTGCCCTTTGCCTTTTCCGGTTGCTTTGAATGAACCACACGGATGTCGGGGTCTTTCAGTCCTTGAGAGGAGTTCCACCGTTTTTCCGATTTCACCCTCTGCTTTTCCTTGACGATATAGTTTGCCATTCCGGAGAGACCGTTTTCGTCCTTTTGTAGCCTCCGCACCTCGTTCCTGCTGCTCTGTTTCCAACATGCCTCGACTGCATCCATATCCATCTGACCGTCCATGACAATGTGATGATGCCACCGTATTTCCTCGTTCGGGTTGTACTCCGTCACATAGACATATTTTGCGTTCGGGAGACCTCTTTTCTTTCTCTGATAATTAACCCGACGAATGAACCTTTGCATGTTCTTGATTGCTGCGTCGATGTCTCCGTCCGGTGGGAGGTGCTCGTCATCGTATGTGAGAGTTATCCACAAATCTTTATCTGTGAAATTCTCGTTTATAAGACGCTCAACATATTTCCGTGCGTTCTTATCGTTCAGATTCCTTTGAGCCTTGTCATTGTCTTTTTTAATGCTCCGACCCTCCGGAGGTACGTCATCCATGTTCGTGAACTGCGGATATATTTCAACCTCGAACTGCTCCCCTGCCTTTATCTCTTTGAGGGCATACACAACCTTTTTCCCCTGCTTGAACATCTGCTCAATGAACCATTCATGTAGCTGCTCAAGCTGCTTGTTATATGCTGCCTCATAGTCATAAGGGATGAACACCATCCCTCTCTTTCTCCTGCTGCCCTTTCCCTTTTTCGCCATTCTGACACTGTTCCTCCTGCTGCCTCTTATTTCCTCCCTCTGACCCTGTCGTTGAGTTGTTACTATCTATTACAAGGTCGGGAATGAGGTCTAAAACCCCTTGAAAATACGGGTTTTTCCCGCTTTTTCTTGTTGCTTTCTTGTGTCAGATTTGCTATACTATTTATAGGTTTTAGCGACTGACACAATCAGTCAAACCGGACACCGCTGCAACGGTGTCCTTTCTTTTTGCCCTGCTGCCTCCTCAATCGTGATACTGGATGCAGATACCTTTTTCTTTTGCCCTGCCGATTTCTCCTGCCATTCCCTCTGAAATCCCGAACCTGCGACCGACAAGCATTGTTTCGCATTTCTCAACGATTGCCTGTCCTGCTGCCAGTCCGCACTTTCTCTCTGCCTCGTCTGCCTCATTCAAGCACTGTGTCATGTACAAATGAGGTGTGACTGCTGTCTCACCCTGCAATAAAATCTCCCGTGTCAATTCCCTCGCATAGTCGATGTTACGCTGCAACGTCTCCTCGTCTGCTGCTCTGTACGGTGAACATATATAGACCAGTTTCATTTCTTCCCTCGTCTCCTTTCGTCGTAGTCCTCAAATTTTTCGCAAGCATTGAACGCTATCCGATTGTTGACCCATCTCTGTAATTTCTTTGTGATGTGCCCTTTTGGAAGTGATTGCTTGTTATATATCCGGATGTCCGGATTGAATCCCAGTTCCTTGAGTATGTACACCCTTTCAAGGTCTTGCTGATGCGTCGTGTCATAGTTTGTCAAAACATACACCGTCATTTTCCTTTTATCCCATCCGGTGATTTCTTTGAATCGCTTAAACTTTGGAACAACGATGTCCTTGTCCTCGTATCTATCCCACGCAAAATGTATGTTCTTTGTTTTTATCTGCTTTAGCATGAGGGTCTTTTCGTCTGTCAACGTCCGGATGTCAACCCCCTGCGTAAAATCTACCCATGAACCGGAATCAATAAGCTGCTGCAATATATCCCGCCATTCTGCACATGCGGTCGGGTTCGGGTCTAAAAGAATAATGTTTTTTTGACCATTCCAAAACTCGGACAGGTCTGCGACTTTATATGCACATTTCCCCTCTTTTGCTCCAACATGACAGAATCCACATCCTCTCGGACATCCTCTGCTCATATACCCGAACGCTTTATCTTTTGTTAATTCCGGATATATTGAATAGTCCGGATATATATGTTCTACCTCCGGATGTAATTGCGAATCACGCTCCGAATGATAGACCTCCAGTCCGTTTTTCAGTTCGATACAATACCCGCTCCCTCCTCGAATCACTGCATCCGCATCAATACAAAATTGATAATCGGGAGTAAAACTGAAAACTTTTGACATGTAAACCACATCCATGTGTCCGCTGAAAAGAGGCTCGTACCATTCGACTGAATCCCCCTGCTGCTTATGCCACGCAGATAGTTTCATCAATGGAATGTTCGGGAAATTGTGACCGTCTACATCTATCAACCCGATTTTCACTGCTCTCGTCTCCTCTCATACCCCCCCCCGATAAAATCGAAGATGGTCATTTGTGCCTGTTCTGCCTTTATTCGCTCCGATGCTTTCTGAAAATAATCTGCATCTATCTCAAACCCTAAAAACTCATGTTGTGTCCGGTGTGCAGCAATGAGACACGCTCCACTCCCTGCATGAGTATCAAGAATCTTGTCTCCCTCTTTCGCATATCGTGATATAACCCACTCATAGAGTTTCACGGGTTTCTGCGTCGGGTGAAATGTTCCGTCTTTCAAAAGTTCCACCCTGTTCATGACGACAATGCGTGTCGGAACATCAAACGATGTATAGGCAAGTTCACAATCCGACATCGTCAAACCGTGCTGACCCTTATCCCAAACAATCCACCCTTTTGTTCCCCGTGTGAGGTGTTCCACAAAATAATTCCCACCCCATAGAATCTGATTGACCGAAATCCGCTCCAGTTCTCTGAAATACTCCTCCGGAGGAATTGCATCATCCCAGTTCTTTCGTGTGTGTTCTTTGCGGGTGTGTTTCGGGTTCTTCTTGTTGATGTTCAGCTTTTGCCCGTCAATTCCTATCCCATAGGGCGGGTCGCAGATTGCCAGTTCAAAAAACTTGTCCGGAATCTCCCGCATCGCAGTCATGCAGTCCATGTTGTAAAGCTGATTCAGTTCAAACATGGCTCTGCTGCCTCCTGCTTTCTTGAGACTTTCACCGTCACTTTTATCTGCTCCCGCTCGGAGATAATGCGGGCGATTGTCTCATAAAATTTCTTGATATTCTCCTCGCTCACCGCTGCTCCTCCTCCGACATATAATCAAATAGGCTCGCTTGTGCGAACTCCTCCTCATTTTCTTCTTTAACAATTTCCGGTGCTGCCTTTGCATCCGGATTCAGTACACGCACCCATCGGGTTTTCAGTTCTCTCGGAACACCGTTGTCTCTTTCCCTCTCGCCCGTCCAAATCTCCCCGCCAGCTTCTCCCTCACATGTGAAATTACTTGCCTTTAGGCTCGCCCCATTTTCGCTCGCAAGAATGTATGTAATGATTTTTCTATATCCCATTTCTTTGGCAATCCGGCAACATGCACCGTATAACAGAGAGCAAGCGTTCCTTGTTCCGTCCGTGCATAGTCTGTTAATTTCAATCACTGTTCCGTCATCCATGTGTCTGCTGACTGGTCTCCCGCAGATTGCAACCCCAACAATCACGTCTCCCTTGCAAGCACATATTGAAAATTTGCAACCTGCAACCTTTTTATGATGTCTGTGGTTCACCTCGACAAATCTATTTGCTGCTTTTAGACCTATCGGGCGAACCTCCAGTCTGCTCATGCTGTCGCAATCTGCTCTTTTCTCTGCTCCCATTTCTGACGCTCCTCCTGCTTTCCTGCCATATATCCGGCAATATAGGACTTGTCTGCGTCGTCCATCTCGACAAACTTCTCTGCAATGTTCTTGACGATGAACTCTTTTCTCTCGTTCATTTCCATGTGCGTCGCTCCTTTCTCTTTGCCCTTGACCTGCCTCGTCAGTGCGTGAGCGGTCATCCCACGCAGACGGGCGACTGCTGCCCGTTTCGGCTTTAATAGTTCACTTGATTTTCGTACCCTTTTTTATTTCCTACAATTTCAAACCCGTCACGTTTCGCCCATGCCTTGAGTTGTTTCATCGCATGAGCATAGTCGCAGGCTTTAATTTCCACATGTGAGAATCCTTTCCCTTTTACTTCAAAATGGAAATACATAAATCTCCATCCTCTTTTGTGCGTCACTGGTTGAATTTCACCTGTGCATCCATGACCCTCTCCATAATATCCGTAACACGCTCTACTCTCCATTTTCCCTCCTGTTGGTGGCTCTCTCGGTCTTTTCATCCCGCCCACCTGCTTTCCGGCGATGTCTACCGTGTTTTGATTTTTCACCTTAAAAAATCAAGAAAAACCTGTTGTCCGACTGTGAACTTTTTAGCAGGTTCACCCGCTGCCATGTTTTTCACGGTATCACTGACTTTGTCTCTCGGCTTGCCATCGTCAGAGCATCGGTCGCCATCCGGATGCTGACGGGGCGACTGCTGCCCCGTTTCGGCTTAATATTTTCTTAACCAGTTTGATGCGTTCAATCTGTATTTGTCATCTTCCCAAACTCTTTCCGCTATTTCTTTAACCTCTTTTGGATTCCGTACTATTTCATCGTTGTACCCTGTTGGAATTTCTTTTCTATCTGTAAATACCGGAATCCTTACCTTGTAAAATATTTTTCTGCCCTCATACTGCTCGTACACGCATAAACCCCGTCTTTTTGCTAAATCTAAAATTCTGCTTTTTGTCATCGCTTTTCTCCCTCTAATATGTTTTGTAGTTTGCAAGTGCCTTTTCTAATAATCTGACTGCTTTTATTTCAAACTCATACTCATCCTTTGTTATTACCCCTAATTCAAAATCAATGTCAGCATCCTCTTTGTACCTTTTCGCCTCTCTATACATTCTTGTTCTCTTGTTGCATGTACCGGACATGTAAGGAATCACGTCCTCACGTCCGTTTTTAATTTCACGTTTTATGAAATTAAACTGTTCTCTTGTTTCTTGTGCTATTGTTTTTCCTTTCACCTTGTTCTCCTCCTGTTTTCCTTTCTGCGTACATCATATTCCTATATCAGAACTTTGTCAACACATTTTTTCCTTTTTGCGAACTTTTTATTGATTTTCTTTCTTGCAAGTGCTATTGTTATAAACAAATAAACCACTGGGAGGTGAAATTGATGACGCAAGGGGAACGAGTGAAAGAATTGAGAAAAACACTGTCTCTCACTCTTGAAAAATTTGGTCAAAGAATTGGTGTCGGCAAATCAACCATATCTGATATTGAGAACGGTCGCAGGTCTTTGTCTGAACACATGACAAAATCTATTTGTCGAGAGTTTAGTGTTGACTATATGTGGTTGACTACTGGAGAGGGAGAAATGTTCGTTGAGAGTGACGATGACTTTTTTGAAAGAATCGACCGCATCATGGCGGGTGAAAATGAAACACGCAAAAATATGTTCAAGTCTCTGCTTTATGCCTCTGACGAGGACATCGAGGCACTCGCCCGAATTATTGAACTGTTTTCTAATGCAAAAAAAGACTGACAGTCTTTTTCAACTGCCAGTCTCATGGGTGTACAGATATAGAACGAATTTATATATCCTCTTGAGGGTTCTTTCGCTCCGTATCTTTCCGACTAATTCAATGATAGTCTCTTTGTAATGCAAGGGAACACCACCCCTTTCCGAAGTACATAGTAGCACATTTTTCCATGATTGTGGAAAAATCGGCTCGCATTTCCATGATTATGGAAATATTCGACCGGACGCACGACATCACGTCTTGCTGTGCTATACTATTCTTATTTGTACTCGGAATCAAACAGGTCGGTGATTTTCACGTTCATTGCAATCGCTATCATTTCAAGCTGAAACAATGTCGGTGACACCTTTCCGTTTTCGATGTTGTTGAGCGTCGATTTTCCGATTCCGGATTTTTTCGCCAACTGCATCAATGTGAACCCTTTTGCGGTTCTCATTTCCCACAAACGAATCTGCATCCTGTTCACCTCCTTTCAAGGAAAGTGTACAGTGTGCAAAATTCAGATAAATAATGGAGGTGTAATCATGAAAAAGAGACTATTGATTGTAATGTGTGTTATTGGGTGCTCGTTCCTTGTAGCCTGTGGAGGAAAAGACACTGACACCCAAACGCAAACGGATGCTCCCGCTGTTCAGAGTGAGGAGAGTGATGCTGATGCTCCTGCGGAGACTGCTGCATCTGAAAAGGAATTTGACGGAGGTTCTTATTCCGATACTGGCGACGGAACATTCCTGCTTGTCAATGCAAGCGGTAACACGGAGAATGGAAACGTCATCGTCGTGTATGTGTCTGCTGACACTGCCCTTGAACAAATAGGGTATGAAACATCGGGAATGAATGGAGGCTCTCTGTCTTATCTTTATATTGACGGTATGCTTTCCACAAAAGAGCAACTCGGAGATTCTCAAGGCTCTCTTGACCTGTCCGGAGATGCACTGTCTGTCGGTACGCATACGGTCGAGGTTGTTCAGTATGAAAATGATTCCGTCGATGCTGCTGTAACTGTTTACAAATCCGCATCGTATGAAATCAAAGAAAAATAGACATTAAAAAAGACGACCTCCACTGCAATGGAAATCGCCTTTTAAAGAATCATTCTCACCTCGCAAAATTCACGGTGATAAAATGAACCCTCACAAGCCTCATTTTATCATAAAACCGTGCTTTTGCATAGGTTTTATTTTTATACCTTTTTACAGATTGGAGTTGATAAAATGAGGCGAAAAGCTGCTGCAATCGTCGAAAAAATCCTCCTCCGTGTCGCAATTTATATCCGTGTTTCTACCGACCGACAGGTCAAAGAGGGAGATTCCATGCGTGACCAGCTTGCGACCGGACAGAGATATATTGACAGTCACGAGAACATGATTCTCGTTGATACATACATTGATGATGGAATCTCCGGACAAAAACTCAAGAGAGACGATTTTCAACGTCTCCTCGACGATGTCCGTGACGGTCGCATCGACCTCATTATTTTCACCCGCCTTGACAGGTGGTTCAGAAATCTCCGTCACTATCTGAACACGCAGGACATTCTTGACCGGAACAATGTTTCATGGACTGCGATTGAACAACCCTATTTTGACACTTCCACACCACACGGACGTGCTTTCGTGAACAATTCTATGATATGGGCAGAGTTGGAGGCTCAAAACGATTCCGACCGAATCCTCGGTGTATTCGACGACAAGGTTGACAACGGAGAGGTGCTCTCCGGCTCAACCCCGCTCGGATATAGCATCGTTGACAAGCATCTGCATCCGGATGACGATGCTCCAACCGCTGTGTCTGTCTTTCAATTTTACCGGAGAACTGGGAACTTGAGTGAGACCCTCCGCTATATGGAGAGGGAGTTCGGACTGGTTCGTTCTGCTGCCAGTCTTAAAAACATGCTCACGAATACAAAATATGTCGGTGTATTCCGTGATAATGAAAGTTATTGTCCGGCAATCATCGACCGTGACCTCTTTGACGACGTGCAACGTCTCCTCTCCATCAACATCAAGGATGGGAAAAAGCATGATTATATTTTCGGCGGTCTCGTCGTATGCTCTGACTGTGACCATGTCATGAGCGGGTGTCAGCAGCGGTGTGGCGGTCGTCCTCGTGCGGACGGTACACGAACGATATACAAATATAGCTGCTACCGATGCAGACAGGGAGTGAACCTGCACCGATGCCCGAACCGCAAAATTGTCATGGAATCAACTCTTGAGGCGATGTTGCTTGACCGCATCCGTCCGGAACTGGAGAAGTACATCGCAGACTATGAGGTCGCCAACCTGCCCGCCCTCCGCACGGATGCGAAACGTCGGAGTGTAGAGGGTAAATTGCAGAAATTGAAAGACCTATATTTGAATGACCTCATAACAATGGACGAGTTCAAGGTTGACCGTGAAAAGCTGCTGATTCAGCTTGAGAAAATAAAGGCAGAGGAGACCCGCCCCGTCAAAGATTTATCGTATTTGAGGGAGTTTTTGAAAATGGATTTTGAAAGTGTATATGATACTTTTTCGATTCCCGAAAAGCGTGAGTTGTGGCGGTCAATCATCCGTGAAATCCGTGTTGACCATGAGAAAAATATTCAGATTATTTTTTTGTGATTGTTTATACTACTATCTTACACCCTCCGGTCGGTTCATCTGCCAGCAAAATAGCAGGTTTTGCCGCTAATGCTCTTGCGATTG